AGTATGAAATATCATATTCCTCTTCTTTTTGTTTCGATATTATTCACCATGGCGGCCACACTCGAAGGCCCTAAGCCACTGGCTTCTCGCCATGTAGACCTGTTGGCCGCTATGTGTGAGGTCGAATCAAATTGTGACCCAACTAAAGTTGGCAAAGATGATGAAATTGGTTGGTATCAAATCCTGCCAGATTTCTGGACAGATGCACTGGAGCATGACCCAAGTATCGGTGGCACTTACAAAGATGTTGCAAAGAATAAGCAGTATGCTGAAAGAGTAATCCTTGCTTATTGGGATAGGTATGCTACAATGAAGAGACTTGGTAGAGAACCTACGGATGAAGACCGTGCAAGAATTCACAACAAAGGCCCGAACGGATACAAGAAAGATTCATCTATTCCTTATTGGAACAAGGTGACCAAAATTTTACATGAGTGAATTTTATACTAACATTGCAATGAGAGGAAATTCAATCCTCTACCGTGGTATTGATGAGAATGGCAACCCGACAAGTAATCGGGTTGACTTTAGGCCTACCATGTATGTAACGGCAAAACAGAAAACAGACTATAGAACATTGGATGGTCGTTTTGTTGAATCTATTCAGCCCGGCACAATTTCAGAAACCAGAGATTTTATTAAACAATATGATGGTATTAATGGTTTCAATGTTTACGGCAATAATGATTATGTTTGTCAGTTTATAGGTGATAATTACAAAGGAGAAGTTGATTATGATTTCTCTAAAATCAAAGTTGCAAATATTGATATTGAGTGCGAAAGCGAGAATGGCTTTCCCCGTCCAGAGAATGCACTTGAAAGAATTAATGCAATTACTGTAGACTTTGGTGGTAAGATTTATTGTCTCGGTCTGGGTGAGTTTAATGTGTCGGGTGTCCATTATCAAGAACAGTTTACTGATGAGAAAGATTTATTGGGCGCCTTCCTTGATATATGGGAATCAGAATCACCCGATGTTGTGACGGGATGGAATGTTCGGTTCTTCGATATTCCTTATCTTATGAACAGAATCTCATCCATCCTTGGACCCAAGCAAGCAAAGAGAATGTCTCCGTGGAAGGTTGTCAAAGAGAGAACGATTACGAAGATGAATCGTGAGAACCAAACTTATGAATTGGTTGGTATCGCTATACTTGATTATTATGAACTCTATCAAACATTCACTTATGTGAATCAAGAATCATATCGATTAGACCATATTGCATTTGTAGAACTTGGTGAGAAGAAGTTGTCGTATGCTGAGTATGACAGCATGTCAACCTTCTATAAGAGTGACTTTCAAAAATTTATTGAGTATAATATTAAGGATGTTGAACTCATTACCAAACTTGAAGACAAGATGAAGTTGCTTGAACTTGCAGTGTCTCTTGCATACGCCGCAAAGGTAAACTACAATGATGTGTTTGGTCAGGTTCGGACTTGGGATTCGATTATATACCACTATTTGATGGAACATAATATTGTTATTCCACCAAAGAAAACCAGTAAAAAAGATGAACAGTATGCAGGTGCATATGTGAAAGACCCGATTGTTGGTATGCATGATTGGGTTGTATCGTTCGACCTCAACAGTCTGTATCCTCACTTGATTATGCAGTACAACATCAGTCCTGAGACAAAGATACAACAACAAAAAGATTACATGATTACACCCAATGGTGTTCTCGGTGAACAGTCTGACCACTTTAAGAAAGCATTGAAGTCTCTTACCGATAAAGATTATTCTGTAGCCGCAAATGGAACTTGTTACACAAGAGAACATCAGGTGTTTCTTCCTGCACTTATGGGGAAGTTGTACAAAGAACGAAAGATGTACAAGCAGAAGATGATTGAGTGTCAAAAACAAAAACAAAAAGTTATTAGCAATCCTCCTGCAATGGGCAAAGATGTTGCTTGTAATAGGTTGGACAAAGAAATTTCAAAGTATCATAATTTTCAGTTAGTTCGTAAGATTCAATTGAACTCTGCTTATGGTGCTATTGGCAATGAATGGTTTCGTTATTTTGATGTTGATATGGCGGAAGCAATCACATTGTCGGGGCAGTTAAGTATTCGGTTTATTGCTGATAAACTGAATGAATTTTTAAACAACACATTAGATACGGAGGATTATGATTATGTTGTCGCAAGTGATACGGATAGTGTTTATCTTCGGCTTGGCAATCTTGTGGATAAGGTGTGTCCTAATAAAACCAAACAAGAAGTGGTAGAATTCCTCGACAAGGCCTCAGAAGAAATTATATTACCGTTCATCAGGAAAGAGTATGATAAACTCGCAAAGATGATGAATGCATATGAAAACAAGATGCTGATGGATAGAGAGTGCATTGCAGACAAGGGAGTTTGGACTGCAAAGAAGCGTTACATGATGCGTGTGCATGATTCGGAAGGTGTCAAGTATGACCCACCCAAACAGAAAATCATGGGCATCGAAACCACTCGCAGTTCTACACCACAGATTGTCCGTGATGAGTTAAAGAAGGCCATCAATTTAATTCTTACCACCGATGAAGCAACGGTAGTTTCCTTTATTGAGAATTTCAAGAAAGAGTTTTATGAGTTACCTCCAGAAGATATTGCCTTTCCCCGTGGGGTGAATGGGATGGATAAATATTCTGATAGCACAAACATTTACTGCAAGTCCACTCCTATTGCTGTAAAGGGTTCGTTGATTTATAATTATTACATTGATAAGTTTGATTTGAACAAGAAGTATCGAAAGATTATTAATGGTGATAAAATTAAATTTCTTCATTTGAAAATGCCTAATCCGTTAGGTGGTGTTGGTGGTCGTGACCAAGTTGTTGCTTTTCCAAATTCTTTACCAAAAGAGTTTGAGTTGGGGGATTATATTGATTATGAAATACAATTTGAAAAGTCATTCCTCAGCCCCATAAAAAACATCCTAGATAAAATAGGATGGAATCACGAACAGGTTTCTACATTGGAAAGTTTTTTTGCGTGAGGAGAGTATAATTATGGGTGGATATATATCATTAAAATCGGCAAAATATATTATGGATTTGTTAAATAATAATTTAGCCGATAAAAGAAAAGAATTAAAACAACAGTCGAAGGATAAAAATATTCCTGAGAAAGTTTACAAGAAAACACTAGCATCTTGCAAGGAAATAGAGTATACTATGAAGGAAATGGAGAATTTTATATGAGTGATTTTTTAAAGAATATTATCAAGAGTTCTGGTAATGAATATGCCGGTATTGCTTCTGATGGAATTGAAGGAAGTGATGTAACGGGATTTGTTGATACAGGTTCATATGCATTTAATGCATTGTTGTCTGGTTCATTGTATGGTGGAATGCCAGATAATAAAATTACTGCACTTGCAGGAGAATCTGCAACAGGTAAGACTTACTTTGCTTTAGGTATGTGTAAGAAATTTCTTGATGATACACCAGATGGTGTTATTCTTTACTTTGATACAGAACAAGCAGTTACCTCTGATATGATTACTGAACGAGGGATGGATGCAAGTAGAGTGGCAATCTTTCCTGTTGCAACGGTTGAAACTTTTCGACATCAGGCAATTAGTATTGTTGACAAACACATTGAAGCAAAAGATAAGAAACCTGTGTTGATTGTTCTTGATTCTCTTGGAATGCTTTCTACTGAAAAAGAAATGACAGATACTGGTGAAGGCAAAACAACCCGTGATATGACACGGGCCCAAGTTATCAAAGCAACATTCCGTGTTCTTACTCTTAAGTTGGGCAGAGCAGGAATTCCTCTCATTATGACCAACCACACATATGCCGTCATTGGTTCATATTTTCCAACAAAAGAGATGGGCGGAGGTTCTGGTTTAAAGTATGCCGCATCCACTATTGTTTATCTTACAAAGAAGAAAGACAAAGATGGTACGGATATTATTGGCGGTATTATCAAATGTAAATTATACAAGGGCAGACTTACGAAAGAAAATAAGGAAGTCGAGGTTCAGTTGAATTATGATACAGGCCTTAATCGTTATTATGGTCTAGTTCCAATTGCGGTGAAGTATGGTATATTTAAAAAGGTATCAACACGAATT